TCCGATCTCCATATTGTTATTTATATTTAAATAATATAATTATTTTATCGTAATGCGTATTTATCAATAGCAACTGATTTACTGACGTTTTTCACGATTTTCTCTATATTATCGTGCTGTTCTTGCTCTGTTACGCCTGACATGGCATTCATAACTATTTTGTTATATTGGTCGTACTTTTTGGTGCTTGGGTCTTTACATGCCGGATTCTCTTTGACCCACTCATTGATTTGTTTTATGTTTTTGAATGCTACCCTTTTTATTGCATTTTTAATTAAAGGTTTCTCATCGGTTTCTTTTATCCATTCATCATTGTTCTTAATATAAAGTACTTCTCTCTTTGTGTCACTACAATGTATGGGTCGTTTGTGAATATCAAGGGCATTGATTCCTTTTACAAATATTTTGGAAACACCGTCAGCATAACCTAAATGCGCAAAGTCTTCTAAATCGGATAATTGCATCTTTATTGAATCCACAAATTCATTTATATTCAAGGCATCTTTACACTGTTCATTCAGAAAGAAATTTAAGTTGAATGATTTATTGTTACAATTACTAATATTGTTGTTAATATTGTTATTGTTATTATTTATAGTATTGAATGTTTCCTTCTTAAGTAATTCAATAATTAGACCACGTATTTCTTGATTCTCAATCATTTGCATTTTCATCATTTTTATAATGTCCTTGCTGCTAGGTTCTGTGTCGGAATCAGAATCGGAATCGATTTCATTGTCTTTCTCTTGTTCATCATTTTTATCAGTTTTTCCAGTGTTATTTTTGATACATTTCTTTTTATGTTTCCATAATCCAGTGCGTTCTTTATAAATATTTCCACATTCACAAGCAAAAGTAATTTGTGATTTTGCGCCACTTTCGTTGAATTTATGTTTCTTCGTAAGTAAATGTCTTTTCCAATCGCTTAATTTGTTACAGAATATGGAGCAAGAAATACACTCGTATTTATTTGGCGTAATTGGCGCTAAAAATGTAGAAAATGTTGCCTTTTCCATATATTTTATGTCAACAAAATAATCGCCTAAACATTTTGTATAGATTTTTCAAAAAAATGTCATCACAAAATTTTCAACTCAAATAATAAATTTAGAGCATATTGGTCACAACGTGAAAAAACAGTGTTTTTTGAAACTTTTTTTGGCTTTTCAAATTTGGACATTTTTAAAAATGTCCATTTTTCGTTTTCCTTTTTACTTTTTGGAAAATTTTTATAACTTTCATAACTTTATAAAAAAAAGATAGAAATATAACAAATATTAAATAAACTTTGCTTGAAATACGTACTATATAAATATAAAATTTTAGTAAAAGGTTGACTCTCAGTGTATATAAACTTGGTTAGCTCAGTTGGTAGAGCGCAGGACTTTTAATCCTGTGGTCGAGGGTTCGAGCCCCTCATCGAGTGTACTGTTTTTTTGTATTACCGTAAAGCACATTTATCAATTACTACTGACTTTGTAACATTTTTTACAATTTTCTCAATATTTTCTTGTTGTTCTTCTTCTGATACACCTGACATAGCATTCATAACTATTTTATTGTACTGGTCATACTTTTTGGTACTTGGGTCCTTACATGCCGGATTCTCTTTAACCCACTCATTGATTTGTTTTATGTTTTTAAATGCAACTTTTTTAATTGCGTTTTTAATTAATGGTTTCTCATCAGTTTCTTTTATCCATTCATCGTTGTTCTTAATATAAAGTACTTCTCTCTTTGTGTCACTACAGTGTATAGGCCTTTTATGAATATCAATCGCATTTATACCCTTTACAAAAATTTTAGAAACACCATCTGCGTAACCAAGATGCGCAAATTCCTCCAAATCTGATAAATTCATTTTGATTGAATCAACAAATTCATTAATATTTAAAGCATCTTTACACTGTTCATTCAAAAAGAAATTTAAGTTAAATGATTTATTGTTACAATTGCTGATGTTGTTAATATTATTGTTGTTATTAATATTATTGGTTGTATTGAATGTTTCCTTCTTAAGTAATTCAATAATTAGACCACGTATTTCTTGATTTTCAATCATTTGCATTTTCATCATTTTTATAATGTCCTTGCTACTAGGTTCTATTTCGGAATCTAAATCTGAATCAGTTTCATTATCTTTCTCTTGTTCATTAAGAATAGATGATTTAGAGTCGTCTATATCATCTGTTTTAGAAATAATACATTTTTTCTTATGTTTGCAAAGAGACGACATATGGTTATATTTTTTATTACATACACACATAAATATGTTACTGACTACGGAGACTTCTGGAGATTTTGAGAGACTTTCATTAGCCATCGTTAGCCGTTTATGTTTTGTCGTAAGCAAATGTTTTGAATAGTCGGACGACTTAGACGTATTATAGTGACAAATATTACAAGAAAATATATGGAGATTTTGCGACTTTTTATTAGCCATTTTTCTTAATATATTAGCCAAATACTTTTATTTTTCGGATTTCTCTCTAAAAATACAAAATTTTATCATAACGATTTTTTTTATCAAAAAAATAAATTTAGAGCATATTGGTCACAATGTGAAAAAATAGTGTTTTTTGAAACTTTTTCCGGGTTCTCAAAATTGGACATTTTTAAAAATGTCCATTTTTCATTTTCCTTTTTACTTTTTGGAAAAATTATTAAACTTTTATAAATTGTAAAAAAAGAAGTAAAATACTACTAATATTTATTGTTTTAACACCATATATAGTAACATAATTAATTCATTTATTTCTCCATCAAGTGCCGATTGCTTGTAATAAATTGCTCCAATTCATCAATATCAATATCATTCATTTCCACATGTGCTTCCCAAAAATAGCGACAATATGCCCAGACAAACTCACAGTCGACCTTATACCAGTCGTCGTGTTTTTTTAATAATTCTTTAACCAAATTGGATGGTAATAAATTCAGATTATCACGAGGCAATACGTAGCATAATTGTACCAACTCTGCCACCGGTGAAGGCGGCTTTTCAGGCACAAATTCGCAGCCAAATACGGGCACATGTTTAATCAAATCTTGTAGCAATGGTGGATAATTATACTTATAGTTCCAGCGCCAATCAGGGCAACCTGTGGTGTAATATTTCATAGTCCATTCGAGTCCTTGAAGGTAATTGGTCGCAATATCCTTTGTCTGGTCTTCATTCGAATCTGATTTTATATTAAACAATGCCCTATAGTATCTAGACTGCCAATAGGGTTTAAATGGGTTAATAAATTTCTCCAATTCCCTTTCATACATTGGAGTCGAGTCAAATCGTTTGAATTTCTCTTCTGGTGTAGTTTGCGGCATTTCTCGTCTTTCTTTGGAATTTCTAGACTTGTGTTCGTCAATAATATATTGCTCCTCTAAGGCAGCCAAGAATTTAATAATCTTTCTTACATTATTCCAGTATATAGTTTTGCCGTCGCACAAATTCTCATCAGGTCCAATAGTAGCCTTGTAAGCGTTTAACATCTTATCAACGCCGCCGGTACGGATATTAATCCCAGGAAAATGGGGCATAAAATCGTTCCCTAAGAAGAAGCCGAGAAAAATATAATCATATACCTTGTTCTTCTGACTCACGTTCAACTTCTGCTCTGTATTGAGTTCCACATTGTTATTCATATGTGCTATAATAGCTCCAGCTAGTTGCGGAATATCGAGCAAATAGTCCGCATCAGGTTCTAAATTGGCGTCAATAGAGCCGATGAATTGCGGTGTCTCTCGAAACAGGTAAATATTAGGGCAAATTGGTAAATGATTAATCGAGAGCATAATAAGGTCAGCATCCAGACCATAAATAACAGTAGTTTCATTCAAGTGTTTTTCGGGATTTTTTCTTATATAATCGAACAACTTGTGCTCGCCTTCACCGACGCGATTGCTGCCTGAAACTAGGATATTTCCAACCTTCATACATGTAGGTGTGTCTTTTTTAGAAAAATGTTCACCGACTATTGAATTCAAATCGGCCATGAATTTGGTACCAGGTGTAATCGCAGTTGTATTCCATGGGTCGGCCTTGTCCTTCTTGAAAATAGCACGGGATATGTTGTTTTGGTAGCCGGATTTGTAACGACGGGCACGCTGTTGCTCCAATTTGGCGACTGGCGCGACACCGTCAAATGCGATAATTACAGTTTTTGAAGGTGAAATAGTAGTGATATAATATTCAATCTTTAAAATGACGGCCTTTATGATGCTAACTGCGACCGATTCCGTCAAACTATCAAACTTCATCTTGCTGTATGCGTCGTATATGATTGAATTACAGTCCAGATACAAATTGTCAACATGTAACAACTCTTTGCTATACTTCCGAATAATAGCAGGATGATTTTTAACAATGTATGAAAAATAGCTAGGAATTCCCATGTTTATAATTATATTATTATGATGATTTGTGTCTAATATTGTTATATATATATTATTTGGTTATGATGATAATACTTTACAAATAATGACTTGTAATCAAAAACTTTAGGTAGAATTTCGTATTATTTTATATATTTCATAATTATATAAAATGAATGATAAGGTAAAGAATGATAAAAAGATTGATAAAAAACATGATTTATCTCCAAGTCCAAGTCCAAGTTCTGATATTGTTGGTTTAATAGAGCGCAAGATATCATTTTTCCAAGACACAATACAGCGGACTATTTTACATATTCAAACTAACAAAATACTCAATATTATAAGTGTTAGTGAGATGAATAATTATATCAACATTTTATTTGAACTTAGCAAAACAATGAAAGACATAACTAATAAACAAATAACAACAAATACTGATACTATTATAAATACACTTCAACATATTAATAATGAATTATCATCTTTATTTAAAATGGTAGGTACAGAGTTATTTGAAGATTTTTTATGGATATGTTTTGGTAATAACTCAGTAAATACGTATGCTATTTCTGACATGGAACGAAACAAATTTGAACTTTTAAGAAAATATTTTCATCCTACTAGTTATAGATTATTAACCCCGGGTAAAAATAATGACAAAACCCAAAGTCAAGATGATAATGTATTATCTGAAACTTCTAAGAATTTAGATAGTGCGGATGTAATTATTAAAAGCAAGTCATTTCATTTAAAAGTTTACGGTATACAAGTTATAGTACATAATTCACAACACAAGAAAAGTATGATTATAACAGGTATTGTAGATGATGTTATTATTGATATTTTAAATAATAAATTTGTAAATCTAAAAATGCTTTCTATAAATGACAATTCACCAAATTCAGCGGAATTTAAAGGTGACACATTTAATCGCTTTATAAATTCACTTAGCTTGAAGGATTATTTGATTTATGAGACCCATGAAATATATTCAAAATATGCTGGTTATTTGAGCAACTTGAATAATATAAAACAAAAGGCGATTGTTCAAATTGTGAAGGAATTTATTTCAAGCGATTTATTTACAAAACGTTTAACAATCATGCAACTGCTAGTCAAGTCAGATAAATACGACAACCAATATTTAGCGTATTTACTTTATGATTTATTGTCAAATGACGCAAATGGTACTGTGGACACACAAGAACAAATCGCATTATTTGATAGTCTGCCTTGGTATATCAAGCAGTTTTTTAAGATGGCGATGAAAAATACAGTACAATATACAAATGATTTGGCAAACTTTGATATACAAAAGATACCATTAGAGCAACAAATATGTTTGTTGAAAGCACCTGATATAGTTAAGGAAAAGGCGATGCAGAAGCTGAAAGAGGTGAAAGCAAAGTCAGAAGATTCAGGGTCTAAGGCACGCCAATTTCTAGATGGACTTCTCAAAATACCATTTAGTATTTATAGAAAGGAGCCAATTTTAGGTATAATGGATTCAATTCGTACACAATTTATGGAATTAATTCAGAGACCTGGAATAAATGTGTTAGATTCAAGTTTAGTATCTGTTAAAAAAGATAAATATACAAGTTTGGAAATCTTGAAGAGTCTGAACAAGTTTAAAAATACAAATATAAATACAAATATAAATACAAATACTTTAAAAAAGACAGTGAATGATGCCAATAAGAATACATTAATTACCTATATTATGAAAATAAATGAAGTAATTGTAAAGCATAAATTATCTA